CGCCATCTGCAATAGTATTGTCTAAGTCGGTATTGCCATAGAACTGACGCAGTGATTTGGAAGTATACGACACCACTCCTGTAGTGGTGTCACTATATTGTACAAACAGTTCTCCAATGGTGCCAAAACCAACTGTAGAGTCTACAGTAAGAACAGTTGCACCAGAACCAACTTCACCAATGACTCTGGTTGTTGGGTCTGGTTTGAATGATCCATATATTGCACCATCTACTCTAATATCTCTATCGTATCCACCATCAAAACTTAACTTATAAAATGTCTTACCATATCCTACAGAAATATTTTCAACAGAAGTAACTGGAGCATATGCTTTATCAATAATATCCTCATAGGGTTCTTGATATACTGTAGAGTTTAACAGTTCTTCTGGGTTGCCATCAACTGGTTCAACGACAAGTTCCTTGAGAATTCTATACTGCGAATTGGAAGGAGTGAACAGTTTTTCACTTGGTCTTATGACTTCAACGTCTTCGTTATATAATGCTTTGAAGAGAATTTCAAAAGACTGATTAGTACCCTTACTGGTATAAAAATCTTTTGCATTTTTAATAAAAATTGCTTGATTCAAGTCAGAGTACAGTTCTCTATTCTCTAAACCAGGCAATAACTGATGTTTAGTCTTTGTCAGAAACTCTTGTAAGAAAAGAACACTTAAGTTCTTAATAGTTGCACCAGCAAGGTGATCTGCTGATACACTATCTGTAAATACTACTTCATCTTCATCAGTCTCACTTCTATAAGAGGTAATGCCAACGAAACCTCTAATACAACCCGTGAATGAATAATCAGTCTTTCCAGTATATGTAATTACCTCATTGTCAATCTGCAACAATCCATAAGAGTCTGGAAACCCTCTAGTCCCCTCTGGAGAACTCGTAGAGTTTACATTGATAGTTGTACTATCAAAACTAGTGTCATCCAAAAGGACTACAGACTCGGATAAGTTTGTAGTCTCATCAAGTTTAGAATATCTATCAATATTTTGAATCAGGTCAATAGGACCACCTTGATACTCCTGTCCAAGATAGTATGACTTTAAGAATTCCTGTATTAGCGGATATTCCTCCCTAACATAAGCAGGAAGTTGACTCGCAACGATAGTATTAAACTGAACTCTTTTTTCTGACATTTTATGCTTTTATCTTAGTATCCTGATGAACCCGATGATGAACCCGATGAACCTGATGATGAACTATAGGTGGTTGTTCCAGAAGATGATGTAGAAGTAGTTGTAGTTCCACCAGTAGTTCTACCAGTAGTCGTAGTTCCACCTGGAGTTACGAAGTTTGTAACAGATGGACCTCCAGAACGAACTAAGTTTCCATTTGGATAACTAGATGTAACTGTATAGGTGGATGCCGAAGGATCTAAACCAGAAGAGATCTGGTCATCAACAGTTTCAAAGAAACTACTACTAGTATCTAGTTGCAAATAAAGATCCTGTAATCCGACAACATCATTGGACTTTGGTGTTGCTTCAATCTCAATAGTTTCCTGTCCATCCTTAACTTTTGCTGCCAAAATGTTAACTGGGTTCAAAGTGATAATACCACTTGCATAATTGATGGTTCCAACGTTTCTTCTTACAATAGTTGGAGACTGTGACTGAACACTGGGTAATGTAAAGTAAAACAGACTACCAGTTATGCCATTTGAGTCGGGAATGTCAGAAAGATAGACATTTTGGTTAATACCAGCAACTCTGAATGCAGAAGTCTTGATATTGTATCCACTTGCTCTCTTAATGTGGAATTCATTACCAAAACCAATCTGATACTCCACAAAGGTGTTTGTAACGACTCTCAGGTCCCTTCTCATCGCCACTGTGGTGATGTTTGAGGTTACTGCTTCATGACTTTGGTCAATGACATTCAAAAACTTACTATATTTGAATCTTGCGCCATATTTGTTCAATTCAGTTGACTCAGAATACTTAACTGCGTTGTTTTGAACGACACTAGAGATATATGACCCAGAAGGTGCCAAATTCGTATTATAATAGATCTTAGTATTGACTTCCAAGTACAAATACTTTAAATCAAGGATTTCTGGAACAATTCCAGCAACTGCGTATTTCTTAAGTTTTAACTTAATGTTCTCTTTGATCAAATTAGGCAAAAATTCACCAAATCTGGGTTTGATGCTAATAAACACCTTTCCATACTGTGGTGGAACTAACTCTTCACCACCAAAAACGGAAATTGACTCAGTTTCGGGATAAATGGTTGCTGGAATCAGCGTTTCATAGTCATTTGCGGTCAATGCGCGGTTTTGAGTCGCATATACCCTTGGAGCATACTTCTTAATGGACTCAACACCCTCAATTGCCTCTCCACCTGATGAAGGCAGTTCAGTTGTCAACAATGAGATGCCAGATGTTGCCACATACTCTTGTCCGTTCCTGTCATAGATGATTCTACCCGAGAAAGAGAACGCACTTACACCATTTGCCGCATCTCCATTGGTAATCATGTAATCGATTTCAATAAAGTTGTTATCAGTCAGTGCTTCACCAAAAGTACCGTCTCCAAAGAAGACTTGATACCTCTCATCTTCAACTTCTTGAAGATAATAGACTTTTGACTGAGAGTTGATGTCAAATAAACTGTTTTGAAGACTATACTTAACGCTTCTAGTTGAGTTTTGGTTTGGTCTGACTCTAACAGACATTAACTCACTATCAATACCACTATTATTCAGAACAAACTTCTGATTTGGGTTTCTTGCCGTATATGTAAAGTTAGCAGAAAGTAAACTACCCTCATAAACGGTAATTTCATCAAATGTTGCGATATTATCGTAAACAGGAACTGTAATATCCTCTAAAATACAATATGTAAATGCTTGAGAACCAAAAGACCCTTGACTCGTAGCAACAATACCCTTCTTCAGAGTGATATTTGCTGGTGTAGGGACAATACTGGTCGTATCAATGAAAAAACTAATAGTTGCTCTCGCTGCTTTGCGAGAACGAGGCATATATCCGATATTCTTAGCAAGAGAAACAACATTCTCTCTTAATGTTGCACTATCAATGAATACTTCATTCGCAACCATGTTTGCGTTGTATGAAGTAATGTAGGTATTGTATGCCAACACATCAAGAATTGATGAAAGGTTGGAACCCTCAAAGTCATAGTCAGTAAAGTCTGAGTTTTCCTTTAGATATTCTCTAAGTGTTGATTTAACCTGGTCAAAATCCAGGTTAGTGAAATTAGCTAGTGGCATTTTTACCTGGTGGGTTGCAAGACAAACTGTAATTCTTGTGGAGGTACATCTGCTCCAATAATTTCATAAAGAATCGTCACATTAAATTCATTATTATCATAATTTGGAGATACTGTGACTTTTTTCAAATTCACTCTTGGTTCATATGTTCTGATAGAGTTTGTAATTTCACCTTTAATGATATTGGCAGAAATGTCATCAATATTCTCAAAAAGTGATTGACTTATCTTTGAACCAAAATCTGGATTGAAAAACTTTTCTCCAGGAACTGTAAAAACAATATTTCTCAAAGAACGAGTAATGGCAGTCTCATTTTTAAGCGCAAGAATGTCACCTGTCAGAGGATGTCTCTGAAAAGTTGCACTTATGTCCTTAAAACCTTGACTTACCCTTTCTAAAGGCACATTAATACAGCAATTATTACTTATTTATCACGGTATCTGGATAAAAATCAGTCGTATAAAGGTTTGGGTTCAGTCTGATTCTCAAAAATCTCAGTTTCGTCCAATGAATCCTTCTTTTTTGGTGTCAAATCATCATTTGCAATCTCACGGAGCATCTTCTGATGTTGTAAATTGCCCAAATTATCTAAAAAATCGTTTTCAGTGCCCATTTTTCCCCTTTTTTCGTATTTATTGACTATCCATGGGTCGATTTTCTTGCGATTTGTACATATCTTCGGGTTTTTCTTCCATTGCTTCACGTTCTTTTGACGTTTTCCAGAAATATTCGTCCTCACGACCCATTCCAAGACGTTCAAAACCGTTCTCAACTTGATAATATTGCGTCGAAACCTTAAAATCAGGCATTTTGGGTTCAACAGGTGTCAAACTATTGTCATAAATCCGCATTCTATTGTTTGGATACAGTGCATACTGTCCATTTTCAAGTTCAATTAGGTTATGTGACTTGTGTTCTGCAGGATTTTCACT